CGGAGCCCAGCCGTATAGAACATCTAAACGGGTTGGGATGGAGTCGTTGTTAATGGTGTATTGACGCACCACACGAATCGACAAACCATTGTCCTTATCGCTTGCACGGCCTGCGAAATGAACGCCGTCAGGCAATTCTAAGTCGGCAGTAGCCAGGGTAAATGCATTGCGATGGAATACCAAGTTCTGTGGGCTGACAACACCAGTCTTATTGAATGGGGTTACAACTGCAGATGCAGAAGTAGTCAACACGCTGACATTCTGGAACTGGCCAGCAGTAATAATCGCTGGGGAAACAGTTACAGATGCCGATCCACCAGAAGTGATGGTCACAGGAGCGGTAATTACAAAGTTACGCAATACATTACCGCCGTATGGCTGGCGGTTTTGTGGGTTAACAGCAAACACACCAGCAATCTGAATCGTATCGCCTTGGTTTAGCACGGCGTTAGCGGTTGCAGCAGAGATGGTAATGGTTGAGGTCTGAGCCCAGCCAGTTGTCAACGAGCCAGTAAATGTGCTGGTGTTGGTTGACATGGTAGCGGTTGAATACGAACCATAGGTATGGGACACAATGTTTTGGTCCATATACCAGTTCATACCAATAGTGTCGCGCCCCATCATGCCCTTTTCATATTGGCCAGAGATGGTGCCTTGTGGGTTAAATAAACCTTTTAGGCTGCCAACAATACTAGCGCCGGTGAATGGGTCAACTACGCAAGAACGCTTACCGTCACGGGGAGCGCCTTCACCATCCAAGTAAGCCTGGGCGGTCAAGAATGTTGCGATGTCAGATGGAACTACACCAGCCGTACCAACGGTATTAGCTGTGTTGTCTACTGCCATTGTGGTGCCATCAAAGTCGATTTTGTTGGCGATAGCAGCGATTGCGGGCTTCAATACACGGTCAGAGAACATATCCAAAGACAAGGATAGGTCTTGAGTCGTAAATTGTGTGTCCACATGGAACTGGGTTGAGAGTGTTACTGGAGTAGAGGTCTCGTTAAAGTCTTCTACATTCAGCGCTGGGCCAGTAGTACCGATGAAACGGCCTGGGCGGCGGACATTGACTGTGTTACCAATCTTTGCACCGACAACCGCAAACTGGTCATCATAGTTACGATCTACACGGCCCGTAAAGGTCAATTCGTTTTCCAAGACCATCAACGCCTCGTTGGTGATCATGGAGATAGTTAGCAAGTTATTTGCCATGGTAATTCTCCAAATTAATTTTAAAGTTACCCGTCATCGAATCTTTCCTGCGGCCCTTGCAGCTTTCCATTGCTGATAGGTGCCGTGAAATTTTCGGTCAGCATCTAGCGTTATATCGCTAGGATTACTGCCCGCTTTCAGCGGATTAATCGGTGCCGGAGCATTAGACTTCTTCGCAACAGGTTCCTTTACGCTCGGTTTAGGGGTCTCTGATTTCTCAAATTTAGCCTCTAAACGCCCAATACTACGCAGTTGCGAGGTGATGGATTTCTCCGCCAACTCACGAGCAAAATCTGGATTTTCGGCTAAGAAATATAGGATTTGTGGGCCTACATCGCTTTCAATAATTGCATCGGTGACCGGTTGTGAAACCGAAACATCACTTGAGGCAATCATTTCCTCATAATCCGGCAAATCTTGTTTAGCCGCATCTAGCCTTTCTTGGAATTTCTGCCGCATCCGCGACTGTTCTTCCTGGGCTTTCCGCGCAAGTTCTGCTTGATCCCGCTCCCGCATCTTTCGATCAGTAGTCCATTCGGCCAGGGCCTCTGCATACTCTAGGGCATCATTGAATTGCGATGGGTCAGGTTTGGGGTCAGGTTCCTCAGATTTAGGAGGGTTTACCTTGGTTTCCAATTCCTTTAATCGCGCCTCAAGAGCCTCTCTAGCCTGACGCTCACGATCCGCTTCTTGGCGGGCCGCTTCGCGCTGCTTGGTCAGTTCCGAAAACCGCTTTTCGAGTTTTGGGTTGTGCTTCTTTTCTCCTGCTGCAGCCTCTGTCTCAACATCTGGCTCACTCCGCCCTTGCTCAACAACCGGCTCCGCATCCGCGGCCTCAGTTGGAGTTTCCTGGGTGGCTAAACCAAGTTTTTGTGCCTGAAACTCAGCTAAATTTTCACTTGTTACCAGGTTCGCAGCTTGTTTCCTTACTGGTTCCTGCACAACATTTGCATCTGACATGGATCAACTCCAAGAATAAACCCGATGAACCCATCGGTAGGTTAAATCTATTAGAAACCGTTTTTTAATAGTTGTCAACGAGGCCCCATCGGCACTCCTGGGATAACAGGCTGCTCTAATGGTTGAGGTTGCATCTCTTGCATCGCAAACTGCGCGGCCATCTGATCATCAACTCCAGGGTTAACCATCGGTTGCTGCGCTAAAGCCATTTCCTCGCGCAAGAATGGTGAGTCATTCATATTGACCTCGCTCTCAGAAAACGCTGCAACTTGTCCCTGTTCCGCATCTCTACGAGCCATCTCTTGCTGCAGGGCGCGAGAATCCATTCCTTTGAGTAACAATTTGGTAATGGCATCGAGTTCGGTGCGGTTTTGGTCAGTAATTGCCTTGAGGTTGGTCTGGTTGACTTTGGCCTCGTTAATCGTTTCGGTGTTGTATGCCCTAGAGGTAACATCCATGAGTTTGCGCCTGGTCTGGCCTTCCTCTTTCATGCGCTGCACATCGGTCTGGTGCTGCAAATTCAAGGTCAGGGCTGCAATCTGCTGCTGCAAGTCGGCAACCATCTTTTGGCTGGCCATTAATTGCATCTGAACCTGAGGTGGAATGTCTGATTTTTCGTCAATCTTCGCCAATGGGTTCATGGCTGCCAGACGGTCCGCAATTACATCTGCACCTGGGAAATCCATGTTTCTGAAAACCAGGTCACCAGCTGCCTGGAATAATTCTGGGTTAGCTTGTAAGAGCGGAACCATTGACTCAACTGCCTCTTGGCGCTTGGATTGGTATCCGGGGCCGGTGTCCATGTAAACATCGTATTCGCCCACGGTCACATCGTTTAGGATTTTCTCGGCACCGCTCTCGTCCACAATTCGCTGATTGATAGTAACCATTTCTGGCTGGTTATCGTATCCAATAATCCGCATGACACGCTCTTTATCGTAAATCTTAGGGATTAAATCAAGGATTACGCGCCCAGTTTGTTTGAGAGAGCGGGTCAGGTTGTCGTAATAATGGAAGTTAGACAGATCAATCTGCATCTGCTGGCCACGAATGGCTTTGCCGGACATATTGCCTTGGGCAAATTGATTGGGGTCATAAATACCAACTACGGTTTGTAAGTCATTATTGATGGCGCTTGTAGCCTCCACAATTCCGGCTGCGGGTGGTTCTGGTTGCAACCTTTGTGGCACGGGCGCGGGTTGGCCCTCAATGTCTTTTTGCTTGTAACGCAATACTGGTGTGGCCTTGATGTTAGCCAGGTTCCATTCATTCTCATGGCCCTCGTCTTGGCCTTCTGCCAATAGCCATTTGGCTTTGGGCGCGAGAGCCACAGATTCGGTAAGAGCCGTGCGCCAGTAGTTATACATACGCTGCGGGTCTTTGGCCATACGCACAATGCCGTATTTCTTGCGCTTATCGTCAACAACCAGCTGCTGGCCATACACCGGAATAATGGGGATATATTTACCAATCCAGGTTGACTCCTCTAGGATTTCCATCCCAGTCAACTTGGCCCATTTGATGGTTTTACGCATGGTTTCGCGCTCGGCCACCACTTCGATGCCGGCAGCCATCATGATTTCTGCGCTGGGCGCGTCTTCTTTATAGACTTGCGTGCCATCGGAAAGCAGCAATAATTTGGTCTTTTTGCGCTCGGTATACCACCACTCAGCGATCCGAATGTCATCTTTCATAATCCAATCGGCATCGGCATCGCCAGTTCCGCGCATATTAAAGTTGCCGCCATCGTCTGCGTTAGGGTATTGGGCTTTAAAGTCCTTTTTGCTCATTACCTCAGTAATTAGGCAGGATTCGGCATCCGAGCCGTCTGGCATCTGACTGTTGGGGTCAAAGTAAACGGTAAATGGGTTGGCAATTGGCTTAATGTAGATTTCTTGATCAAACGAGTCTTCCCGCGAGTAATCGGTCACGATGCGCCAATAACCCCATCCCATGCGCACGGCAAACTCAAAGGCCGTGTCATAGGCGGTATCTGCGTCCGAGTTGACCTCGATGTGCTTAAAAATGCCTGTCAGGATGTCTGCAACCTTTGCATTGGCTGCCGAGTTCATCGAATGGGCCTTCATACGAGGGCGCGCCTGGCGCTGCTGGTTACAAACCTGGCGGATAAATCCATCCAGCTTGTTAATCGTTAAGCAGGGTCTGGCCTCCAGGTTTCTGGAGTTTTGCACCTCAACAGGCCATTGGTCACCAGAAGAAAATTTAAGGTCATCCAGGGCATCCTGGCGGTTATAGGAATCCGCATCATTTGCGAATCTAAGATATTTCTGCGCGTCTTGTATGCGCTTATCATTTGCCATAGTCATCCCATCCATGATCCAGCCGGTTGATACGCGGCTCGTTTAGCTACCGGTTTACGGGGCTCATTTACTACTAAACCTAGATATTTAAAGGCATCCGCACCATGCGAATATATATCGTGCAAGGGCGTTTTACTAAATTGTTTCGTATCTGGGTCCACATCGTACCGATAATGTCTTAAACATTGTAATCCTTGATGGCAATTTTCTCTATCAAAATAACACTTGCCAAACATAGTTCGGGCTGCATTGATGGAGTCTGCCGTTGGGGTTCTTGGCACAATCTGCACCTTGTAACCAGCTGCGCGGACAATATCTGCGATAGACCGGCCAGCAGCTGCCAGGGTTGAGTTTTCGGCATCATGCGGCAGCCAGATAGTGTCATAAACATACCCAAACTTCTGCATTTCGGATAAATACCAAGACATGGTTTTTTGGTTGTCTTCCATGTATCGCAGCAATCGAATCTCAAACCCTACAAACTGGACAAACCAGATAGCCGTATTGTCGGCCCAGCCAAGGTCAAAGACCGCATGAACCGGCTTGATAGGATCATATGGGACGCGGGTAATCCGCTGCTCAAGGTCTGCCATCGTAATCTCGTTGGCAAACACGGCCCCATCTACGGTCTTACGGCAGATGCCTTCCCAGACGGTGTTATAGGCCTCAATGTCTCGCACTTGGAGATTGTCTTTTTCCTCCCGTAAGGTCTGGGGAAACCATGGGTTATCGCGCCAGGTAATCTTTTGGACTATTGCGTTACTAGGCGGCGAGACCACAAACCGCTGATAGGTGTCATCAGTCTCAAGTTCTGGGTTAAAGGTAATCCATATCTCAGAGTTGTCTTTACGGATGGTAGGAATTAGGACATTCCAGCTAGTTTTAGAAACAGTCTGCGCCTCCTCAACCCAGCAAACATCCACGCCCTCAAAGGATTTGACATTGGTGATGTTGTTTTTTAGGCCAATAAAGAAAAACTCGGACCCATTCTTACCCTTGATGCTAGTCTGGGTTACCTCATAAAAGGATTGCAGGCCAAGACTGTCAATTTGGTCTGTCAATAATTTATGTACGGAATCCTTAATTGAGACCTGAAACTCACGGGCGCATAGGATGCGCATCGGCTCCTTAGCTGCCTTGATCAATAACGCCCTGGCAACTCCCCAGGATTTAGCGCCACCGCGCCCACCGTAAAGAATCTTGTATCGTTTGGGCTCAAACAGGAAAGCCAGTTTTACGGGGAACTCTGCGTTAGCGACTACTTTGTCTAAAGTCTCAAGCATCTTGGGGTTTTACAAACATGACCTGGATGCCAGATAAAAGCGGGGTTCCATCGGCGTTTTCCATCTGGGTGGTTTGAACTGCCTTGCCATCGAGCCGGTCAATAACTTCTTTGACGGCCCAGGCCTCGCCTTGTTCGGCTTGTGTAATCAACTGCTTAACAATGTTTTCCAGCTTTTGGGGTTCTTGCGTTAAGACCTTTCTCAGCTTGTCATAAAACATTTTGCCTTTTACAGCATTAGTATTTCCTATCGGTGCGGCCATAATGATTAACTCAATCAATAAGTTCCTATTCGGTAATAATAAATCGTTTCTTGTTGTTTGTGTTAATGTTATTTGGTAAACTGTTTATAGAAAGTTAAGTATGTCAGATCAGATGGAATTTATTAAGTTAGTTCGTTCAGCGGAAGTTAGTCTTACAGGAAAGAGGTTTTGTGCCAGTTGTCAGTCAATGCAATCAGCGGAGTTGGGCGCGATGACTAAAGGTAAGCGGGTCAATAGGTGGCAATGTTACAACTGCAATAAACGGATTAGTAAACGGTTATATCAAAAGAAAGGATAGGGCGATGCGTAAATTACTAGGTTGTTTACTGTTTATTCCCACAATGGCATTTGGTGCGGTAATTGCCAGTATGCCTAATCAAGCCGGCGGTAAGATTGTTTTAACCGATGAGGCCTGTATTCATAAGGGCAAAAACTACCCCAAACTTTATAAATCGTACTTTTATACAACTACTGGTGTAACCGGGGATGGGTGTTGGGCCATTGAGGATGGTAGCGAAACTGTAACCGTTATTTGGATTGATACCGGAGACACTAAGCGCTATCCAGCTGAGAATTTTGATATTCGGAGGCGATAAGATGAACGCATACGAATTAGCAAAAAAACTTGAGTGGTACACAAATTATGATGAATTTGTTGAGGCTGGGACTATGCTACGCCAACAAGCAGACCGCATAGCGGAGTTGGAAAAAGAACTGTATTTTAAAAATTACTATGAAGAATTGCCTGATACACCAGTTGGAATTATTGGCAAAATTGGCGATAGCCCAATACATGATTTAGTCCACAGAACCACACCACAAATAAAAGAGTTAAGTGATGAGGAAATACAAGAAATATCCCATGACTTTGGTGAAATAGCATGGCTAGGCGAAACAACATACAACTTTGCTAGAGCAATACTAAAGAAAGCGAGTGAGAAATGATTATTAAGTCTGAATTCTGGTACATCCTACAAAAACATATTGCTTTGAGAAAGGGTACAAAATGAAACGAATCGTCTTTTACTGTGGGGTCAATGTTGAAACTGGTGACGCTTATGTTCGCAATGCACCAGAGTATCTGGCCATGACCAATGAGGAACGGTTTACTGCTTTATCCTCAATAGTGACCGAACTGTGCCAGGAATTGAGGTTTGTATACGGTCAAATCAATAACCAAGAAACTTCATCAAAGGATCAAGATTTTCTTCGGTAAATCTTTCTCCATGGTGTTTCATCTGCATGGACCGCGCAATGTTGGCCTCAGTTTTACCAGCTGCGCGCATACCTTTAAAGGTTTTTGGAAACAGTAATTCCGCTGGCGCGCCCACAATTTCTCCGCTTTTTGCCTGTAATCCACCAAAATATTGGCCAGGTATACCCATTGAATAAGACCCGTGTTGATATTCCGGGACCATTGGGCCAACGCCTGGCTGCGCAATAAACATTGACCGTCCAGCCTCTCCCTGAGTTAACCTTGGATCGCTCATAACTTTGGCGGTATCTTCCCAGCGCGGAAATCCTTGATCGCGGAACTTGGCTTTACTCATAGACTCAACAATAGCTTTACGCAGCTGCCCGTCTTTAGAAATGATTTCGTAAATATTGGGTGAGTCTACCCCAGCAAAATCTTTAAATGGATACCTACGCTCTCCGGTTTCTGGGTCTTTTACCCATGTGTTACGGACATCCTCGCGAAACTCTTTATAAGCCTGTTTGGTAATTGGTAGATTTGGCAGCTGGCCAATCATGCCTTCGGCCATATGATGGCTAAAGTTAATACCCTGTGGACTCATGCCCACAAATACACCTAGCGCGTCTTCGCCTTTGTCGGCAAACATCCGCAAGTTTTCGGTTTTACTTGATGCTGCAGCCGGCTCAGATGCCCAAGCCACGCCCTGTTTTACATTGGGCTCAATTAGCATATAGTCTTTACCGCCCTGGCGTAAAACTTCTTTCTGCAAAGGTATGCCGGCAACTTGTTTTACTGTGCCGCCAGTTGCTGACAAATCGCCCATAACTGGAACAATTACTTTGTTTACTAATGACTCTGGATTGATTCCGATTTCTTGAATTTTGACCAATCCTGGTGTGTCCACAACAACATCTTTACCAGCAAGTCGCATTTCTTCACGCTGCCGGACCGCACGATTAGCTAATGATTTTTCAAAACGGGTTACTGCCGACTTTTCTGCTGCGGTCAGGTCACCGCGCCCAGGGTAAAGTAACTCCCTGATCGGTATGCCGCCAACATTTGCTCCGCGTTTAAATGCGCCCATGGCAGCTGCTGGCGCTGACCCGCTGGCAGCGAATCCACCCCCAGCAACATTGGTTGCGACATTAATTGCCTCTTGCGGGGTAATTTCTTCGCCTTCCAAGGCCCTACGAGGGGTCTCTATAGCTTTAACGATGTCTACTAGGAACTGGGGCGCAATCCAATCCTTGTAATTGATTCCAGGGCCTAATACTGAGCCGCGCCCCTCAGATGGCAAACTGCCCCGCGGACGGGGCAAAATCGAGAGCCGCTCTACATTGGGATCGAATATATCTGACAACCTGGCCATTATTTTTTCTTCTTTTTAGCTTTTGCCTCGCGCTGGACTGAGTACGCAATCGCTACTGCCTGCTTGGGTTTTTTGCCCGCAGAAATTTCAGTTTTAATATTTTTCTGTAGGGCTGCTTTGCCAATATCTTTAATGAGAGGCATGATTATTTCTTTTTCGCAGTTTTGGCCGATTCTTTAAAGGCTTTGGCAGTTGGCGCGCCCTTAGTGCCTGGCGTTCTCATCTTTTCTGGGGTCTTGCCGGCAGCCTTTTGGCGCTCGATCCGCTCCCGTTTAGCATGAATATTGGCATAGAGTCCAGGTTTAGTAGCCATGATTAACAGTTCCAGTTTTTAAGTGATGCTGCCTTACGAGTAGGCCTGCCCTTTTCGTCTTTCATGGGGCCAGGCATACCGCTCATCCGCGCGCAAAAAGACTTTTTACGGCCTTCGTCAGCTTTAGTTTTAGGGTTTGGAGCAGGCGCTTTAAGGTTTGAATTATTTTTTGCATTGTATGCCGCCCTTCCTTTAGCGGTCATGCCCGCGCCCTTTTCGGTTGAGTTGTAATTTTTACCCTTACCGGTGGTGGTGCGAGCAATTGGTTTGTTAGTGGTTTTTGGCATGGTCTTCCTCGATGAAACAAACATCTTTCCAAGACATCACAAGCAATTCTTCCCCGTCAATCTCTACGCGGGGATAGGACAAATAGTCTTCCGCACCACCAAATCGGATGCGCTGGCCTATTTCTATAGGATTGGGAATTAACCGGCCCTTTTTGTCAATTTCGCCAGGCCCTACGGCCAAAACCTCCCCAATATTGGGAAGTTCGTCCATAACCACATGGATAAGCTGGCTTTTAACTCGCTCAATCGGTCTTACAACAATTCGATCACGCAATGGTCTTAGCATTTTTCCTAACCTTTTTGGGTGCTGGAGTGGCTGCCAACTCCTCACAAATTGGCTGCGGTGGCACCACGACTTGATGCTCGCCGCACCACATACCAGCCTGTTTGGTTACTGACTCAGGATAGCGCCGGCAATGGCCAAACTGCGTACCCTGAAAGAATCTGCAGTTTCCGCAGTTCACTTCTGGTAGATTTCGCCAGAATTGTTAGTACCCATCTTGGTATCGCGGCCCTTCATGGTCATTTTCTCGCCCATAGGCTTGTTTTTTCCTTCTTGCATAACGGCGTTTTTGGTCTTTTCTTTACGGCCAGCTTTGTCGTTGCAATGCATTGGGACATTAAATGTATTAGGCATTTTGGTTTCCTTTTAAGAAAGTTGTTGCAGTTTGTATAAAGTCGAATCGATTAAATCAAGAATCTCATCGATAGTATTCTGTAATTCAGAGTCTTTTGGCAAGTGTTTTCTGTTTTCATCAACATACTTTTGTAACGCTTTAAAGTAGCGTATTGGGTCTTTTTCAATCTCGAATTCTTCTTCAAATTCCTCAAGCGGCCCATACCGTCCGATATACGATTCTACCAACCGGTCTACCAAGTCTGGAATGGCCTCATAGTATTTGCCTAAAGCCTTGTGATTGGCATAACTTCTGGTCTGCCAATGCTGCAGATGCGCACAAGTCGCAGAGTTTAGTAACGCCAGAGCGAATGCTTCGATGTCTTTCATAGTTCCTTCAAACAATACATATTGATGACCTTCGGCCCTGTCATTTTATCTGCCTTTGCGCCTTTTGTCGCAACAATTTTATCTTGCTGGTGCAACAATTTCCATAAAACTGCTTTGATGGAATGTGGTTTAGCAGACAACTCTGTAACAATTTGAGATTGTGTCAGATTTGGCTTTTGCTCAAGCAACAGCAAAACATCACGGGCCAGTTTTGGACGGCGTTTTAGTTTTTTCATAATAAACAGTTCCCTATAAAACCTTTACTTTTACCATACCGCCTTTTTGCTGGCTAAATTTGTAGGTGCAATTAATTCGTTTGTCGTTAATGTTCCAGGCATCAGCAAGACCATCCTGGCCAGCTTTAAACGCTGCAATCATATTGTCTTGATCCCTGGGCCGGTTATCTGGCGCGTAAAACTCAACTTCTAAAAAGATGGGGCCTTCTTCTGGAATCGGCAGCGGGTGCTGCAGCGCCAGGATGCGGACCGCAAACCGGTATTTTTTCTTGGCAGCTGCCTGCGGAGCCCAATGCCCACGGTAATTAGGGCTCAGTTCTTTTGGCGGCCAAGGCAAACTAAGTCTATCGGAGGAGTTTTTCGATTGTGTCATTAAGAACGCTCAGTTCAGTTTTTTTTAAAACATTCCAGATAGACTTGCGGCCATGAATACCGTTGTGGCTGCCCTGGTGGCAATCCTTGCAAAGCGGAATACAGATGTATTGCAGGCCTTGTTCAATATGATGGGCATCACTAGGCCCAGCCTCATTACAAACGCCACAGGGCATGGTTTTAACGGTTGCCAGGTAGCGTCTTTGGGCCGCGGTCAGCTTGTTATTCAATTAAGCAGCCTTTACCGATGCGCGCAATACCGCAGCTTTGAATAAGTAAGGTTGATCAAACTGGCTTTCCAGAATGCCCAACTCTTTGCCCTTGGCCACAATGCCGGGCCATGATTCGTGCCATTCTTTGCCGTCAACCACGCCAGGCAGGCTGACTTTTAATTCATCAGACCAGCGCTCACCACGCAACCAGGTTCCTGGATAGCATATGAACTGGCCGTCATTCTTGCGCCATTGGTCCGAGCGCATCTGCTGCCGGATAGCATCCAATAGTTCTGGCAGCGGTGGCCGGATTCCCTCAGTCTGTTTCCAGGCCTTACGGGCATCTCCCTTGGCCACACGGCGCGGGTAAACCTTCCAAAATTCTTCAAAGTCTGTCATTTTTAGTCCACCAAAGAATAAGGCCAACCAATATGGCCACGATCAAAATAAACCAAGTAAATTCAAAAAATATTTGAGATTGAATGGAATAAGGAATCATGCGTCTTTTCTTTCGCGGATGGCGCTTGCAACTTGTTCCAGTTCAATGCCGTTAAACCAGGCCATCTCGGCTACTTTGGCGCATTGTTCGCGCTCGTAATCTGCGGCTTTTTTTATTGAAGTAATTAAACGATCAGTAGCAATCTGCCTAAACTCGGCAAGCATACTGTTTGCAAACTGTTCTAGCTGCGCCTGAGACGCATACCAATTTTTTTTACTTTTTCTTAATCCAGATTTGATTGCAATTTCTTCGAGGTCATCGAGGGTCATTTGCGTTCTCCTTTTTGCAGAGAATAAATGATTAATAAATAGTTTGCAACCTAGGATTTGTTTGTTTATTTTTTTAAATAGATTACCCAAGGGGTGGAAACATCCACCTCAATCCCAGAGTTTCCTCCCAGATAACGCATGACGCAGCGATTCATTCATTAAGAGTCTTGTCCCACCACTTTCCTCTTAACTATTCCGGTCCCTCGCTGACAGGCCAGAACCCAAACACGGGGTGCAATGCTGGGTGTCTTTTATTCCGCGCAGCCGATTCAGGCCCATTGCTATCGTGCGGAGTACGGTCAGCTGGCCAATAAAAAAACCCCAAATCCTTGGGTGGTGCGGCCTGGCAGGGCATCCTTGGAATAAGTCCTCATTAAGGCAAATGACCAATTCCAAGCATTTATCGCACCACCGAAAAATTCGGGGTTCAATGCCTTAATGAGATTCCACCGGTTGCCACACCGCTGACACTCATATATTACCACGGATAGGCAAGTAGGCAAACGCCTATTTTTGGTAGGCAAACAACTATTTTTCTAGGTGTTTACCCTAGTTTTATAGGGGATTTCCCTAATTTTGATAAAAAAACACAAAAATCTGTTGATTTGGGTAAATAAACAGTTTACTATTCATTTACGGTCAACTTTCCAGACCGGACAAAAAGGAGAAACAAAATGTTTACAGCACTTAACCCAGTAGAATTTGCAGAAGTTATGTCGGTAGGCCGTCATATTCCTTCGGCATTTGAATCTAAGTCTGATTTAGAAAAAGCACTTTCACTAGATGCTGCTGGTGACCGTTATAAAGCACAAGGTAAATTAGAATCAGCTAAATTTGCATATGCCCGTGCTTTACATTATGCAATTCAAGCAGGTCTATAAATTAATCAACGGGGCCTCGGCCCCATTTATCGGAGAGAATAATATGCAAGCAATCGACATTCAAATCACTCAAATTGACCGCCTAGGTTTGTTGTTAGCACAAATTGCTGACTTGACCAAAGAGGCAGACGCAATCAAGGACCAACTCAAAGAGGCAGCAACTGCCGGCGGTCCATCCTCATACGAGGGCAATCTATATCGCGCCACCGTTGTGGCCAGCAACCGCCAGGTTGTTGATTACAAGGCCCTGATCGCTGACATCGGCGTTACCGATGAGCAGCTGCAGATGTTTACCAAAACCACCGCAGTATTTGCAGTAAAAACCGTTAGTCGTTAGTTAACCGGGGCCTCGCGCCCCATTTTTTAGGAGAATAGAGATGGATGATTTGCAAGACTTGCATCACCAGCAGCAGCTGGAACACCAGGAGCAATTAGCGCAGCCGGCTTATTGCGACTACATTGCCCACCTAACCAAAAACGCCATGAATGCGCGGGACCCGCTTGGAATCATTATGGGTGCTGGCCGTATTCATTGGGACCTCAGTCCAGAGGGCCAGTTTCTTAGCACCAAAAAACATATGTTTGTTGTTGATTGCAATAACCGTCATTACAAAATTACTGTGGAGGAATTATGAAAGACACCAAAATTAACCTTGTTGCACATCATTTAATCAGCAAGAAAAAAATAACCAGCTGGGAGGCAATTGGCCGGTATCACGCAACACGCCTAGCAGACATTATTTATGACTTAAAGGCCGAGGGTTGGGACATCTTGACCGAAATGGTCAAGGACGAAAACGGGGTTCGTTACGCTGTATACCGTTTGCTTTCAACACCTAAAAATCATCGGGTGGCAGCATGAAAAAGACTAACTTTGAGGCCAATAAATGGCAGCGCAATCTGTTTGTTAAAAAAGAATCGCCTTGGATGGAGGCCTTGGCTGCAGTTGGTTTAGTAGTGTTTTGTTTACTTTTGGCATTTATTTAATCGGAGAGATGATGAAAAATATAGCAACTGCATTAGTTAAAGCGCAAAAGGCCTTTGGGCCTGCGCTTAAATCGTCCACCAATCCACACTTCAAATCGAGGTATGCTGATCTGGCTGCCTGCGTTGAGGCCGTGATTGATGCCCTTAACGAGAATGGGATTGCTTTGCTGCAGCATTCGCATGAATGCGCAGACGGCATCATCATTGAGACCATTTTCTTGCATGAGTCCGGCGAGATGATCTCAGGCGGCAAACTCCATGTGCCAGCCACCAAGCAGGATGCCCAGGGTTACGGGTCAGCAATGACCTACGCCCGCCGGTATTCGCTGCAGGCAGCTTGTGGGATTGCTCCAGAGGACGATGACGGCAACCAGGCATCGCGCCCAGCCAAACCTAAATCAACGCGCACCAAGGCAGAAGTTGAGGCGCAAATATCTGCAACAGCAACAACCGAGCAGCTGACAGCAACTTGGAAAACATTACTGCCAGATGAGCGCGAACTGGTGCGCGAGTTTGCAACCAAACACAGCGAGAAACTAAAAGGGGACGAAAATGCGGGAGCCTAATCCATTTCAACAAGACGGGACCTGGTGGAATGACCGCCTAGGCAAACTAACTGGCTCCAGAATGGCAGCTGCCATGAACTTTTTAAAGTCTGGCAAAGAGTCAAGTGAGCGCGAGAACCTACGGTATGAGGTGGTGGCCGAGCGCATTACTAACACTTTTGCCGACAAATATATGACCGCGGATATGCAATGGGGTGTTGATCAGGAGGCCGCAGCCAAAGAGGCCTTTGAGACCCTTACGGGGTTGATGGTTAAGGATGTTGGCTTTATTGACCATCCTAGTATTCCAAACTGCGGGGTGAGCCCAGACGGCTTTGTTTCTGACGGCTGCTTGATTGAGGTCAAATGTCCCAAGACCAAAACCCATATGAAGTATGTAGCTAATCAAGTTATCCCTGTGGAATACAAGCCGCAGATGCTTTTGCAATCGGCCTGCACGGGCAAAGATGTCTGGTTTGTGTCTTATGACCCACGAATGGGCGAGGGGCGCGATTTGTTTATTAAGAAATACATCCCAACCCCAGAAGAAATCGCAGAGGTTGAGGCAGCTGCTGAGAAGTTTTTAGCAGAATGCGATGCCCTTTTTGACTTTTTTAACGATAAATCAAATTACTTTGATAAAGGAGAATTTTAATGTTAATGATTGGATTAGCCCGCTTGGGCAATGACCCAGAGGTTCGGTATACACAAGACGGCAAGGCCATTATGGATTTGTCCCTAGCGTTTTCTTATGGCCGCAAGGTTGACGGTAAGCAGCCAACTCAATGGGTAGATGGAACCATGTGGGGTGACCGCTGCGAAAAACTAAAACCGTATCTGACCAAAGGCCAGCTTTTATTTGTCAGCATGACCGAGCCCCATGTAGAGACCTATAAGCGCAAGGACGGCACCGAGGGGGTCAGTTTAAGGGCCAGGGTGGGCGAATTAGAGTTTGCCGGGCCTAAGCCTAACTCGCAGCCAGAATCGCCTCAAAGCGCCGAAAAATACCCTTCCCGGTCATATGTGCCTATTGACGATGACAACCCATTTTAGGAGAGGAAACATGAAAATGATCATAGCCGGAGTTTGTTTGTTTATTCTTAGTGGTTGCGGAATCCTGCCAGACAAGCAGGCCATGCCAGAGCAGCAGCTGGTGGTGGACGATAAAGTCCACGCCATGAGCCGTCTTGAGGTGGTTACGGCCATTCAGGATTGCCAGGTAGCCAAGACCAGGGCGGTGGTGATTTACGCAAAACGCAAAGTAGGTGGCATGACCCGTGACATTGTGGTGGATGTTTCATGCGCCCCGCTTTATTGATTGTTGGGGCCGTTTTGCTTGTTTTAGGGCATCTGGAGGCCGTTCATAACGCCTATCTTGAGGGGTTTTCAGACGCCGTAATCATGCAAGAAAAAAACCCCACGGTTGAGGTGGGGCCAAAAGGTGCCAAGGAAACACCAGAAGTCACTATTTAGTCTATCACGCGTATGGCCGAGTACCGCTGCGATCAATAATTAATGCCTGCTGCCGGGGCTTGTCTTCCGGATTGTTGGGGATTGAGATGTGGGTCCAGCGGTCAAACTCGCGGATTACTTGGTCATAACCAATATCGGCAGCAATTACGGCCTTAACTACATCATCTGGGGTCATGCCTGGAACACGAATATCTGCAGCGCAGCCAATCCGGTGTTGGCTAGAGTCTTTAGACCCTACGGCATCATTGACCAGTTTAGACCGAAATGCGCTATTAATCATGACGGGTTTACCGCCAACAACCGTTTTAACTTGCTCTAAAAACTCTGCCAACCGTTTTAAATTTGATAATTCGTTGAGATTTGGTGAGTTGTCCCAGCCGTTCCGAGCGGCAGTTTCAGAGGCCGTTAATTCCTCAAGGGTAAAGTGTTCACTTAGGTTCATCTTTTTTAGCCTTCATTTCCATAATCTTTTCAAGGGTTCGGCCACCAAAATACGCCGACATAATTAACATACCCCATTCGCCTAATAAATTGACATACGATTCTTTGGCATCGTAACCAAACGCCGACATCATGGCAAACAAGAAATAACCCGCAAAAATAGCAACCAAGGACATTGGTCTGATATTTTTAGATAGCCAAGAATCAGAGCCTAAATCTGCTTTCCACCGGTCAGATATATTGTTTTGCTCGTTCATGTCGGCTTGTAATTCGGCCAGCTTGCCTTCCTGCTGCATCTTTAATAATTCTTGCTGGGCTTTGGCTTTAGCCTCTGGGTCTGGAATAAATTTATCTAGGACCTTCATCCCAACATCAAATAAAGCGGTTAACGGAAACATTATTTTTTACTCCCCCATACCATGTAATACGCAATCCAGGCTGCTACTAAAAAACACCAAAACTGAACCCACTTAACTTTAGATAATTCCGCGTCAAAGTATTTCTTATCCTCGCGCTCTAGCCGTTCAATTTCAGTTTTAATGTCTAATAACTTTTGCCATTCTTTAGTTCCATACTTCTTTATAAAATCTATTCTTAACTTGTATTCCTCATCCGAAATCTTTTTCCGGTGCTTATATTCTTCCAGGGCCTTGTAAATTGCCCGTTCTTTTTTTAACTCTGCCTCGCGCCGCTCTCTAATCCTTGCCTGCGCTTGCTGCTTTGCTACATCAACTGCCTCTTTTTGAACATCCTCGATGTTCTTGCCAATCTCTCTACCAGCCTCTCGGCCCGTCTTTAAACCTTCGCTAATGCCCTTGGCACCAGCGGATAGCCCCAATTCGTCTGCCATATCTCATCATTTATCTTTTAATTTCCGCAATATGTCTGAGATTGGCATTCCTTTTATTTCTTTCCACCCAATATAAATGCAGGCATACATAATGAATAAGAAAAAACTAAAAAATACCGCAAAGGTTATTACCGCAAAAAAGGCGATAAATAAAGCAAACATATTTAGAATGGTCATTAACATTTAATTGGCCATTAGTATGACAACCGAAACAAACAAAAGTATTAGGATATAGATTCTTTTTGCCCAATACTGTTTATTAAGTATCCGCGGGTCTTGAATCAAATAACTTTGCAATTCCAGCATATCCTGCTCGCTTTCAATGTATTTTGGCCTTAACGGATTAAGATCATACTTAGAGCCAATCTTAATTTTGCCGTTGTTATATGGCACATCCATTACTTATCTGCCTTATCGTTTAACCGATCAAAAAACGATGACATAATGCTTTCTAGCTTATCAAACCGCGCGGCCATTTCAACTCTTACTTCTTTTAGATCATCACGGCGCACATAAATTTCTGGTAAGTCTTTTTCAATCTGGTGGATGTCTCGGCGCAACTCTTTAACCGAATCCCAGATTTCTCTAGCAAACCAGCCAATTGCTGCAACAAGGCACCCTAATCCAAAATTAATAATTGTTTGCCATTCCATATTAGGTCTTCATAATGTAGCAAAGCGCATAGTAAGGGGGCAGATTAGCATTAGTTCCGCTAACGCCTGCGTTTGCATTGGTTACAGAAATGCCAGTAACTTTTGATTGAGTATTAATTGTTGATGCGCTTGTATTTGATGTAAAGCCACTATTTAACTGGAATCCATCAAGCGAACCTGATCCTAAATTTTGTGCGTAAGTTTGGAAATGGACATGGCCTGGATCGGTTACAGATGCTGTGTGTGTATGGGTTACAACTACAGCATCGGCAGAGCCACCAGTTGCGTTTACGGCGTAAGATGAGCCAGCGCCTACAACAAATCGGTCTCGCAAATCTGGTGTGCCGTTTGTGCCGTTACACAAAACATAGCCAGCAGGAATAGAGCCAATCGATCCTGACCACAATAATATTCCGCCCGCAGGAATTGGGGTGGCAGCTGGGGGGGTTGCGCTAACAATTCCATATAAATTGTCGTAAGTTTGTATAGTTACATCGGATGAGTCTTTTAAAACAAACTTGTAAAAAAACCCTTCGGTTAACCAAATTGTCGATGGTGGCCGTCCGTCTGTTCCTAAAATAATAGGATTGGTATTAGCAATTAGACCGCTAGAGTCAGTATAAGTAGCAAGCGGGGTTGTTGATCCAGCTTGATAAGTGTAGATTTTGCCGGCGTTTAAAGGCAGGCCATCGTTATTAAAAAACTGAAAACCGTTGCCGATTGGTGAGAGATTGACTGCCATAATTATTGTCCTTTACCAACATCTTTAAGAGGAATCATCTTTTTTTGGGCGCGTTTTAATGCCGATTTTTCTGCCATCGCTACACCTTTTTTAGCGCCATACATACCGCCTACAGTTGCGCCAACTCCAGCGCCAGGCACACCACCAAGCGCCCCACCTACAGCACCGCCAACAGATGTGCCGACAGTACCAAGTAATGGGGCCGCGCCCAAACGAATTAAATTATGGGCTTGTATTGCTGCGCCAGGATAAGATGCATCGTATTTAACAAGATGGCCGGCATCGTGCAAGTCTTTAACCATCTGGGCAATTTCCTTGTCTTCCATCAAAACGCCTAGTTTACGGTTGTTATCGTTTAGGTATTTTGTAATCGCAGCTGCGTTCCATTGGCCTTTATTTTTAGAGCCTTCTTGCAATATACGGTTTGCAAATTGTGCCTTAATTTCTGCTATTGCAGCATCTGCTTGAGGCCGTAATTCGTCTGGCATTTCTTTAAGCAGCTTAATTAAATGTCGCTGCTGGTCTACATCCATCCGCTCAATAGTTGAGGCAATCTTTTCAAATGGCACGGCGCGATTCATGGGTGACTGTGGATCGTAATCCATAATCTTAGCCACGCCTTTTGGATCGTCTAATAAACGAGCAATCTTGGTGCGAATGTCTCTGGCTTTTTTGTAAACATCTTCGCCAGCAACTTTAGTTACATCATTATCAATCTTGTCTTTAAGACGGCCAATAATGCCAGAACGCTCATTATTCCAGTTGGAATTAATGTATCTACGCAATCCTTCGGCTTGTTCTACCGTCATCGGCTTTACTTTGCCGTTTGCGTCTAACAAATCATTTTCTTTTAAATGCGATTCAATACCACGGCGCAAAGACATAAAACTGTCGTTTACCGTAAAGTTAGAATTGGTATCTAAGAATTTTTGTATGTCGTTTGGTATTACGGCTGGCTTAGTGCCGGCTATTTGTTTGGACGAATTGTAGGCCTGATCCATTTGAGTTTGCAGCACATTTTTAAAGTCATCAAACGGGCGCGCAATCCGTGTGCCTCGGTCATATAAAGCGGTTTCATCAAGTCCTAAAGTTCCGCCGGTGCGTTCGATAATCCGTTGACCAAAGTTTTCTAATGTGGCTCGCTCGTTAGCTAATGTATCTCTATATAACTGGCCTACCGGCGCGTCTACTTTGCTGGTCTGGAACTCGTTGGCAGCAGCA